GGACTACAAAACATCACCGATTCTGAACAAGGTGTTAACGTTACTGGTAGAGTTGCCTGTACTGGAGTTGATATTAGTACTGGTGGACAATTCAATGCTGCGGGATGTTCAATTGATTTCCAAAGTGCTACTATCAGTTTCAGTGGTGCAAGTATCAGTGGTTTGAGTGGTGAGATTCGTGACAATGTTGATCTCCATTTAAATCAAACCGATGGAACTAACGTTCTACCAAATAACGGAGAAGTTCTGAGTTGGAATTCTACTGGTGGTGGTGCTGGCACTGGTGATTATGAATGGATAGCACTACCTTCAAGTTCAGGGTTGACTAGTGTCCAACAAGATACAAATCCCACACTTGGTGCTAATTTAGCTCTTAATGGATTTGATATTACTGGAACTGGTAATATTGGTATTACAGGTACTGTTTCAGATTCTCATGGCAATCTAAGAGAAACAGAAATTTTAAATCAAACATCCGACTACACATTAACAACTAGTGATAGTGGGAAGACAATTGCTTTCGCAAACTCTAATGGCACAGTAACAATTCCCACAGGTTTAAATACTGGATCTATAGTTACTATAATTAATCATACTGGAACTGATATCACTATCACAGAAGGAACTGGATTGACATTGTACAATACTGCAGATGGTCTAACAGGAGGTAAAACTGCTTCACAAAGAAGTATTTCTACGATTGTATACATTGCAACTAACATTGCATATATTTCAGGAACAGGTTTGAGTTAAGATGTCAGTCCCCTTATTACAAACGTTATTAAGCATTACCAAGTTGAGTGCATCGGCACTTACTGTTCAATCAGTTGCTTACGAACTTAGATTTCAATCAACATTTACTGGACACCGCACAAAAGACAATTTAAATTATACTCCAGTGAAGATAACTTCAGATGATGAAGGAAATGTTTATGGTGTAACAAAGTTATCTTATTTTAAAATATCTAAGTATGGTAATGTTGTATTCGTCAAAGAGATTCCTGGAGGATTCAACACTGGACAATTAGTAGTTTATGGATTATCTGATATTGCAGTTTCCCCAAACGGTTCTTACGTAGTAATATGTGGAACTGGTGGAGACACTGGATATGATTCAACCGCTGGTGCTAATGGAACTGGAGGAACGGGAGAATATTATGGATCCGAAATTATTGCGTTTGACATTGACAGAAACACTGGATCTGCTAACAAGTATTACAAAGTAAAAGATGATACTGTTCCACAAGCATTTAGGATGTGTAATGCAAAGGGTATTACTGTTGATGATGATGGTATTTGTAATGTAGTTGGAGATCTTTATAGAATTTTTGATGCTCCATACAATGAGTTTTGTAGATTAGTAATTGACCTCGTTAATCAAACAATAGTTACTGCTCTTGGTGATACCAATGGCACCTATATGGAAGGGTGGAAAGACGTTGCTTCAAATGGCAACAAAATTATCATGGGTGGTTTAGATAGTCAAAATGTTCAAGCAGGATACCAAACTCACAATTGGTCCTTATTTGATCACGATACTGGTACTGTTGATTGGACAAAAACTTGGCAGTCAAATAGTGGTAATGGAGTAATGGGTGGTGGAGTATGCATTACTGATGGTGGAGTACCAAGAATATTTGCTGGATATAGAGATGTTCCACTCCAAGAATATGGAATTATAGAAATCGACTCCACAACGGGAACTCCAAATCAATATACAAGAATTCATTACACTGCAAATGATTATGATGACATAACCATAACCGACCTAACCACGGATGGAACAAACGTTTATTTTGTTGGTTGGACTACTGCTGTTACTATAGGAGTACAAACTTATCTGATTGGTTGTATGGATATTGCGACAAAAACAGCACAATGGGCAAACACTTTAACTAGAACATCCTCTGAAACGTGTTGGATTTCCAAACTTAAGTATAACCCTGGAACAGGAAAACTAACAGTATCGGGTAATACTACTCCATCTAATGACGGTACACATACCGCGTTTGTTTTAGAATTCCCCACAGACGGTAGTGGTGCTGGAAATTATGGAAGTTACGTATACTCGGTGATTGGTATAAATTCATCCAACTCAACCAGTTCTAGTTGGTATTCAGGAAGTCCATCATTCAGTAATTATACTTCAACTACAATACAAGATGCATCGGATTTCTCTAACAGTAATTCGTCGGATCTTGCAACTTGGCAATTAAATTCTGATTATGGACATGATGAGTTTATTATTCCAGGAACATATGAGTGGACATGTCCTCCTAATGTAACTTCCGTATGTGCTGTTGCTGTTGGTGCTGGTGGGTCTGGCGGTAACACTCCTTCAGCTAGTGGTGGAGGAGGAGGCGGTGGTCTCGGATGGAAAAACAATATTGCTGTGACACCAGGACAAACGTATACTGTAGTTGTTGGTGATAGAGCAACACCTGCTAGTGGTGGAGATGGTGGAGATTCTTACTTCATAAACACTAGTACCGTTTGTGGTTTTGGTGGATCTGGCAATAATGGTACACTTACTGGTGGTGCTGGAGGCAGTTACACTGGAGATGGTGGTGGAGATGGTGGAGATGGTGGATCTGTAACTAATGCAGGTGGATATGAAGGTGGTGGAGGCGGAGCTGGTGGATATACTGGCAAAGGTGGTAATGGTGGTAGTGGTGATGGAATTACTAATACTGCAAACGCCAATGGTGGCATGTCAGCTGCTGGCGGCGGCGGTGGTGGTGGTGCTTATAGCGGAGCTCACGCTGGTGGTGGTGTAAGATTACGAGGAATAGGAGCGAATGGAAGAGGTGGAATTTTTAATCCAGCAGATACTTCAAGCTCTGCACCTTTCGTATCAGGATCGGGTGAAACTGGAAGTTATGATGGTGATGATATTGTAGGAACAGATAATGTGGGTACGCAATCTGGAATATATGGAGGTGGTGGAGCAGGAAGTCAAACCAACAGTACAGGTACTTTTATTTCTTTATCTGGTTGGCCAGGAACTGGTGGTGTAAGAATTATTTGGGGTGCTGATAGACAGTATCCAGATACAAATACAGGCAATGATGTTACACCACCAGAAAATGTTGTTGGCGAAGCAATATTTACAACAATGGGAACTAACACTTGGACATGTCCAGCAAATGTAACTTCTGTATGTGCTGTTGCTGTTGGTGCTGGTGGTCAAGGTATTTCACAAGCTTATACTGGTGGAGGCGGCGGTGGTCTTGGATGGAAGAATAATATTCCAGTAACGCCAGGGCAAACATATACTGTAGAAGTTGCTGGTGCCACAGGATCTACCAAATCTTTCTTTATTAACGAACTTACTGTAGCTGGATTAAATGGTCAACCTGGCGGTCAAAATGTTGGTGGTGCTGGTGGTGGATTTGTAGGTGATGGTGGTGGTAATGGTGGAGATGGAGGTTCTGCTTATGGTAGTGGCGGTGGCGGTGCTGGTGGATATTCTGGCAACGGTGGTGACGGTGGACCAGGACAACCAGGCTCGGGAACGTATGGAGCTGGTTCAAATGGTTCAGGTGGCAGCGGTGGCGGCGGTGCTGGTGCTAACCACGAAGGTGGAGCTGGTGGTGGCGTAGGATTATATGGTGAAGGTTCAAGTGGTCTTGGATCTACAACTGGTCAGCAACATTCTGGCGGACTTAGTTATTATTATGCACATTCAGGTCAAGGAGGATCCAATGGATCACCATCTACAACTAGTGTTATTAGTGCTGGAACTTATGGTGGTGGTGACGGCGGTGGAACTGGAGTTGCTAATGGCAAAGGTGCTGTAAGAATTATTTGGGGTGCTAATAGAGCATTCCCAAGTACATTTGCTGATAATTGGTTCTATGAAATTGGTGATTGGGTTCCTGAACAAGGTGGATATTATGCAGGTGTATTAACAACAGGAACCGAATCTTTTACTAATCTCGAAATAGCAGGAATTCAATACAGAATATTCATTGCAGAAAAATCTGTCTCGCAATCAATAGGTCAGTATAAAAATGCACAATCATGTGATGGTAATCACGCATCTCCAGGAACTACAACAGCTCCTAATTCAGAATGGAATGGATACTTTAATACGTATCAAAGTGTTCTGGCAAATGCAAGTTCATCTACTCATCCTATATTCCATACCGTTCAAAATTTATCAATTACTGTAGATGGCACTGTTTTCGATGATTGGTATATTCCAGCTCATCGAGAAGCAGGTGTGGTATATGATAATTTAAAAAATGCTACTGATTGGCAAACTAGCAATCAAAAATTTGATACTACTAGTCCAGGAACTTCGTATAATTTAGGAGAACTGTGGACATCTTCTGGTGATTCTTGCGGCAATAGTGGAACTCAATCTACTGCTGGACATTGGTTTACTACCAATGGTTCTGTATGGGGATACTCTAAAGATGGTTATGCTACCATTAGACCAATACGTAGAGTAGCTGTTAACCGTGTGCCATAATTGAAACAAACTAAATACTTGTAGTTATTATGGACTATATCTATGGACACATCTTCTTTGAGAGCAGAATTTGAAGGTCAGTTAAAAGAACTTGAACTAAAAATTTCTGGTGCGGAAGATAATCTCACTAAGTTGAGAGAATATAAATTGAAGTTAGTTGGTGGACTAGAGACACTAGAACTACTAGAATCCAAGTCCCAAGAAAGTCCCGAGAAAGAGTAACCTGATATGGCAGCAATCCCTCTAAATCTACTACTGGAAAAAGGAACGGATTTTGATGCCACCTTTAATATCCAGAACGAAGATAACACAACCCCTCTTAATCTGACTGGTTATACAGCAGAAGCTAAGATGCGTCGTAGTTACTATTCAACAACTTCTACAGATTTTGTAGTTTCATTTGTTGATCGTTATAATGGTATTTTAAAAATTACTCTTGATAATTCAGCAACTGCTGCTTTAGATCCAAGACGATATGTTTATGATATCGTCTTGACATCCCCACAAAGCATAAAGACCAGGGTTATTGAAGGAGTGATAGAAGTAACACCAGGAGTTGTCTGATGCCTAACTATAATATTTCAGTTAAGTCATCAAACTACAACGTATTATCTGAACCACAACAGAAGTACAATGTAGGTGTTAACTATGAGATTCCTAGTAAGTATCTGCAGTATGGTAATGAAATTCTCAATACCACAAACTGGGTATTCAATGGAGTTGATACACAGTTTCCATTAATTGATCAAGCGGGTGATGCATATACACCAGTCAATGATCAACAATTAATTGTTGCAATCAATGGGTTAGTTCAAGTTCCTGGTATTGACTACACAGTAAATGGAACTAATTTAGTATTTACAACACCACCAGTATCTGGAGATACTGTATATGTTGTAGGATTATCTACGACAGCAGACCTAACAAGAACAATTAATTTTGTTGTTGATTCTGGTTCTGCACCAATGTCGTCTGGAATCAAGGGAGAAATGACTCTCGATGTTACTGGAGAAATTCAGTCATGGACAGTCATTGGAGATCAAGATGGTCAAATTCAATTTGACATCAAGAAAGTTGATTATGCAAACTTTCCAAATTTTGTTTCTATTTGTGGTACTGAGAGACCACAATTAGGAGATCTTACAACACAGTTGCAAGAAAGAAAAAATAATAATACGACAATTTCAAGTTGGAATAAGTCACTAAACGCTGGTGACATCATCCAGTTTGAAGTTGTCTACGCTATAAATATACAGAGGTGTGTCGTTTCCATGAAACTCGCACTGTAGTATTGTTATAAATAACATTATCATAGGAAGCAACCAAGCAAGGAGAACATTTAGATGGCACTTCTAGTCACAGACCAGGGGGAAATTGATTCGCTACGTACACTACTGAATGCGACTCATACTATCCCTCGTAATTTAGTTCTAAAACTATACACTAGTAATAACGATCCGCTAGAAGCAGACGTTCCTACAAACACTGATTATTTTGAGCCATATGATGCTAGTAACGCATCTGGTTATGGCGCGGCACCTGTCACTGGATATCCAGAAGTAAAGAATAATCGTACTGAAGAAGATCAGGATTTTACTGAGCAGTATGGTATTCTCCTAAATGGCAATCGTTGGACGATTGAAACTACTGTTACTGCTCAAGCTTCCACTACTGCTACTGGTACTTCTGGTGAATATGGCATCACTGTTGCGGATGCT